CTACCAGGCCAAACTTATTGGCGACATCATCCGCAAAAGCTCGCGCTACATTCTTTATGAGAAAAGCTCGCGCATCGGCATCACCATTGCCGTTGCCTATGCCGTGGCGCATTGCTGCGCCAAAGAGATCTGGAACGAGACCTGGTGGTATCAGGCCAACGACGACGATACCGCGCGGGAATTCATCCGCCTGGTAGGAGACTGGGCCAAACTGCTGAACAGCGCTTACGAAGTCATTGGCGAAGAGCTCATCGATGAAAAAAACCACATCAAAGCCTACGTCATCCAGTTCAAGAATGGCCACCGCGTTCACGCTTTGAGCTCTAACCCTAAAGCTCTTTATGGCAAGGGTGGCAACGTCATTCTGGACGAATATGCTTTGCACGAGCAGGCGCACGAGCTCTACATCGCCGCCCAGCGCACTATTATGTGGGGCGGCTGCTTCCTCATCTTCTCGCAACACTACCACGTCAACACGGAGTTCAACCAAATCTGCAAACAGGCCTGTGGTGTTGCAGAGGGAAAATTAAGAGCGGGCAAGGAAGGGCTGCCGTGGTCATTTCATCGCACCACCATTGTGGATGCGGTGAAGCAAGGGCTCTTCCTTAAACTGAAAGCCCTAAATGCTACTGAAGCCAGCTCTCCGGAGGAGTTCATAGACCTGCTCCGCGCCGGCTGCCGGACGGAAGCAGATTTTAACCGCATTTATATGTGCGTCCCGGAAGAGGAAGCCGCCAGTTATATTTCGCGCGAATTGATTACCGCCTGCCAGAGCGTCGATGCGCCGGTCAATCCGCCCTGGTTCGAGGCCATGCTGGCCATTGCGGAGCGGCAGTTTTTTCAATTCAAGCAATCTAAAGCGGATCCGGATCCGCGCCAGGCGGAATTCAAAGACCCGATCGGCCGCTCCGGGCTGGTTAAACTCGGCCCTCTTTTTGGCGGGCACGACGTCGGCCGCAAACGAGACTTCACCGTCGACTGGCTCATCGAGGAGCAGCCCATCAAACTGCGCACCGTGGCCGTGCTCGAGCTTGACCGCCAGCCCTTTTTCATCCAGACCAAAATCCTCTGCGCGCTGCTGGAACATTGCCCCAATCTGCGCCGTTATTCTATTGATCAGACCGGTCTGGGCGCGGAGATTGCGGAGCGCGCTCAGAACCTTTACGGCCTCTCGCGCATCGAAGCGATTGATTTCGGCATCGCCAACAAAGAAATAATGGCCGGGCTTGTTTTGCGTCATCATCAAGATCGCAGCATCACCATTCCGGCCGCGCAGTCTGTAGCAGATAGCATTGCCTCGGTCAAAAAATATGCCAGCGCCACCAAACACTTCCGGTTCGACGCGGAGCGCTCGGATGAGACCGGCCATGCCGATCATTTCTGGGCGCTGGCTCTGGCGCTGAACTCCGCCGAGCAGCCGGTGGGTCGCATTGAGTACGAGCAGGTCGCCAAACGCGACCACTTCGCGGGCTTGCAACGAGTGGGAGCATGGTAACCCAGGTTTCAGGTATGAGAAAAACTGTTTTTCCTGGCACCTGGAACCTGGCACCTGGAACCTAAATTTTATGTTATACGATCAATTTGGCAGAGAAGTCCCGGCAAACGCCAAACCCATCTTGAACGAAGTCGCCGTCCAGACCGTTCAGGAGCGTTTCTCCAGCTATCCCTCCGCCGGGCTCACGCCCGAGCGGTTGGCCACCATACTGCGCGCCGCCGACTATGGAGACGTCTTTCGCCAGGCCGAGCTCTTTGAAGAGATGGAAGAAAAAGATCTGCGCCTGGCCTCAGACATCCAGACGCGCAAGCAGGCCGTGGCCGGGCTCGATTGGGAGGTCCTGCCCGCCTCGGATAGCGCGGAAGACAAAAAGATTGCCGCCGCCTGCGAGGAAATGTTCGACTACTTTGAGAGCTTCGAAGACAGCCTCAATGACCTGCTCGATGCGGTTTCGAAGGGTTTTTCCATGCTGGAAATCTTCTGGGAAATTGCCGAAGGCCAGGCATGGATCAAGCGGTTGAAATGGATCCATCAAAAACGCTTCACCTTCTCCGGGAGACCCGGAGAGGCGACATCCCCCGGCGCGCAGGGTGCGCCACCCCCTTCAAAGGGGGACTTTGGGCGATTACTCGAGTATCCCAGATTGCTCACCTATGCCGAGCCCGTCTGGGGAGAAGAGCTTCCGCCCTACAAGTTTATTTTCCACCGTCATAAGGCTCGCAGCGGCACAGCCAACCGGGGCGGCATTGCGAGGCCCATTACCTACGCCTATCTCTTCAAGAACTACAACATCAAAGATTGGGCCATTTTCAACGACCTCTTCGCCGTCCCCATGCGCATCGGGAAATACCAGGCCGGAGCACAGAAGCAGGACGTTGATGCGCTCAAGCAGGCTGTTTTCAATCTGGGCACAGACGCGGCTGCGGTCATTAGCGATGCCACCATTATCGAGCTGCTCGAATCCAAGGCGCGCGGAGATGTGACCAGCTTCGAACTCTTCAATAGGTTTTGGGATACGGCCATCAGTAAAGTCATTCTCGGCCATCCCGGCTCGGCGGAAAGTACAGCCGGAAAGCTTGGCTCAGAGCAGGCAGCGCGCGAAGTGCGCCAGGATCTCATCGAGGCAGACGCCCGCGCTGCGGCCAATAGCATCAAGTTCCAGCTCATCGCCCCCTGGTGCGTCTTCAACTATGGTCCTCAGGCAGCCTGTCCGTCGTTCAAATTTCATTACGAAAAACAGGAAGACCTGGAGAAGACTTCCATCATCTATGGAAACCTGGTGGAGCATGCCGGCTTCACCAAGATCGGGTTGAAACATCTCTATGATCGTTTTGGCATTCCGGAACCTGCTCCCGGAGAAGAGACCCTGGCGGATCTGGCGCCCCGTCCCGCGCCCGCAATTCCCCCTTCGAAGGGGGCAGGCGCCACTATGGCGCCGGGGGATGTCCGCACGGTCGCCAATAAAGCCGTTATCGTGGATTCCCAAAACGCCGCCCAGAACGCGCTCGATGGCATTGCGGACAACCTCGCACCCGAAGAGCTTAAAGCCCAAATGGAAGGCTCCGTAAAGCCCGTTCTAGCGCTCTTTAAAGAGGTCGCCACTTATGAAGAAGCTCTCAACCGCCTGGCTGAGTTGAATCCGCAAATGAATACCGCCCAGCTCGAATCGCTCCTTGAGCGGGCGCTGTTTGTGAGCGAAGCCTGGGGAAGAATACAAGCGCAGTGAAAAACAGTGATGAGTCATGAGTGACAAGCGGCCCTTTGCGTCTTTACGTTATGCCGGAACCCATTGACCTCTCCTATGCCGTTGGACTGCCCCCTGACGATGCCATTGCCTACCTCCGAAACAAAGGTTACGCTTTCTCCTGGGATTGGCACGAGCTCGTTGGCGCCATCCATTCCCGTGTCTTCACGGTCGCCAAAGTCATGCGGCAAGACATCCTCGACGATATCCGGGAGATGGTCCAGAAAGCCCTGGACGAAGGCATCACCTTCCAGCAATTCCGCAAAGAACTGGAGCCCCGGCTCAAGGCGAAGGGATGGTGGGGGACCACGACGGAAACGCTTCCGGACGGGACGGAACGGAAGGTCCAGCTCGGCTCGCTCTCGCGGCTGCACACCATCTTCCGCGTCAACACCGCAGTGGCCTACAATGCCGGTCGCTGGCAGCAACAGATCGAGACAGCGGACCATCGGCCCTGGTGGCAATATGTCGCGGTCATGGACTTACGCACGCGGCCAGCCCATGCAGCCCTCAATGAACAGATCTTCCGCTTCGATGACCCCTTCTGGGACAGCTTCTACCCGCCCAACGGCTGGAACTGTCGTTGCCGTGTGCGCGCGCTCACCCAGATCGAAGCCCAGCAATTTGTCCGAGAAAAGCACGGCCGCTTTGGCGCGTCTGGTAACCTGCGCTTTGTCGACAGACTGGTCTCCAAGAAAACCGGAGAACTCGCTCCCGTCGCCGTCTACCGCACCACCCACGACGGAAAAACCGTAGAAGTATCTCCGGACGTGGGTTGGAGCTATAACCCAGGGAAGAGCCAGGCCTGGCAATTCTAAGGTTCAAGGTATGAGGTGCGAGGTCTGAGACAAAAATTGTGCCCTCGCCCCGCCACGCGGAGAGAAGATACCCGAAGGGCAGGTGAGGAGAAATGGCGGATCAGATAATCAAAATCACTGTAGACGACGCCCAAGTCCAGGCCAACCTCTTGGCTTTGTCCCGGCGCGGCGCCAATCTGCGCTCGTTGATGAAGACCATTGCGGCCGATCTCCATCACGATGTCGAAGAAGAATTCCGTCTCGAAGGCCGCCCGCCCTGGCAGCGCCTGGCCGCCTCCACCATCGCTCAGCGCACCCGCAAAGGCTCCTGGCCGGGCAAAATTCTGCAGCGCAGCGGCCGTCTGCTGGCTTCCATCTCTGAACGCTCAGATGAAAATTCCGCCACCGTCGGCAGCAATTCTGATTATGCCGCCATCCATCAATTTGGAGGAGATATCCGCATCCGTGCGCAGCGCCGCAGTCTGCTGCTCAAGACTCTCAAAAGCGGACAACTCAAACGCCAAAAACGTCATCTCAACCTCGCCGTCTTTGCCAGGAAGGGAACCAAAACCAACGTTACCCGCCGCATTTTCCAGCTTGCAGGCCGCACCGTGCACATTCCTGCCCGGCCGTTTTTCGTTATCCGCGCCGAGCGCCTGGCTGCCATTCGCGCCCAAACCGCCGCCTACATCACCGGCGAACCGCTAACCTGAAACTCTCAGATTTACCCCAGAATCGCGTTCTACCCCCTCCGGCATACCTTACCAGCCTTAAAAATTCCCGATTCAATTTGAAAGAATTTAAACGGGGTTAGGGGCCAAGCCAGAGGACTTTTTTAAAAGTCCTAACCTCCTCGAACGGATATTGAGGATAAAGAAAGGCAAAATGCCCTCAACCGCGTGCGGCGAGAGAGTGATGGCGAGCTCCGGATGGGCGGCGTGACTTTAATAAAGTGAAATCCTTCCTCTTGCGCATTTCACAACCGCTTGCGCACAATTCCCGCATGCAATGGACCGCTGCCAAAAAAACCTTACTCGCGCTCAGTTGCGCCGCAGATCTGGTTGAAGCTCCCTCGGAGATCCAGATAGTCCCGTTTGGCGCGCATCAGGCCGGAGCGGAACGTTTCATCTTGGATGAAGCGGCCGCTGCCGATATTGTCGCAGCTTTCGACAGCCGCCAGAACGACGTTGTCATTGATTACGAGCACCAAACCCTCTCCGGGCAGGAAGCGCCCGCGGCCGGCTGGATCAAGAAACTGATCAATAAGGGCCAGCAAGGCGTCTGGGCTGTGGTGGAATGGACTGAGAAGGCTAAAGCCTATCTCAAAGCCAAGGAATACCGCTACCTCTCGCCCGTCATCCTGGTAAGCGCTGCAGACCGCCGCGTTCACAAGCTCCTCAACGCGGCGCTCACGAATGCGCCAGCGATCGATGGCATGGTGCCGCTCGTCAATAGCCTGAAATTCCCGGATCATTTTCAAGTTAATGGAAAAGGAGTCCCAAACATGAAGACCCTACTCGCCGCGCTCGGCCTGCCCGAGCTCGCCACCGAAGAACAAGCGATAGCAGCTCTTGAAGAGGTTCGATCCGCCAACGGCGCGGCTAAAGTGATCGCAGCCAAATCCGTCCTTGAAGCTCTCGGGCTCAAACCCGAGGCGACGGAGAGCGAGATTACCGGCACCATCCTGGCCCTCAAGCAGGGCCATGATCAAACCGGCGGGCTGGCCACTGAGGTCAAAGCCCTAAAAGACAAACTGGCCGCCCGCGATGCCGCCGAGTTGGTGGAACTGGCCATGAAGGAAGGCAAAATCACCCCTGCTCAAAAGGACTGGGCTTCCGCCTATGCGCAGCGCGATCCCGAAGGCTTCAAAATCTTCGTCTCGAAAGCGCCGGTGGTGGTGCAGACCCAAACGATTGCCGGAAGCGAGCCCGCCCATCAAGGCGCGCTCGACCAAGCCCAAATGGAGATTAACAAAAAGCTCGGCATCTCAGAGGATGCCTTCAAAAAATATAACGCCGCTTGAAAAACAACCGAGAGAGCGGGCCGGCAAGTCATCCCGCGTTGAATGATGGAAGCAAACCAGCATCGAAGCTTAGAAAGACCGGCGGAGTCTAAGACGGTGCTGGCTCATTACTCATCGTTCGTGATTCATCACCTGAGGTTTATATGGCCGCCTTAACAGCAGATCGCGACACCAAGGAGCATAAAGGCCAGGTCCTGGAAATGGATGTGGCCGCATCCGCGAAGATCTATGCGGGAGCGCTTATAGCCCGCGATAGCGGCGGGAACGCTGTCCCTGGTTCGTGGCTGGCTTCTTTGCTTGGCATTGGCCGCGCTGAAGAGGCTGTGGACAATAGCGGCGGCGGCGCCGGAGATCTGCAGGTCATGATCCAGAAAGGGATCTTCAAATTCAAGAATCGCGGCAACACGGTTCAGGTGGTCACTGTGCTCGGCACGCCCACTGGCGGGACCTTCAAGCTCACTTATGCGGGCCAGCAGACCGCCACCATCGCCTACAATGCCACCGCCGCAGCCGTCCAGGCGGCACTGGAAGCTCTCAGTAATATCAGCCAGGCTGCAGTCTCCGCATCCGGATCCTCGGGAGGGCCTTATACCATCACCTTCCAAGGCGATTTGGCGGAACTTGAAATTGAATTGATGACCGCAGACGGCTCCGCGTTGACCGGCGGCGACAATATGGACGTCACCGTGGCTTTCACTACTCCCTCGGGCAAGCTGACTAACGGGGATATCGGCAACAACGCCTATATCGTCGATGACGAAGCGGTCGCGAAGCTGCTCGGCGCGGTGAGTGAAGTCCAGGTAGTCACCATTACCGGTTCGCCTGACGGAGGCACCTTCACGCTGACCTTCAGCGCGCAGACCACCAGCGGCATTGCCTACAACGCCTCGGCGGCCACCGTGCTGGCAGCCCTCGAAGCATTGAGCAACATCGCCGTGGGAGATATTTCCGTCTCCGGATCAAACGGCGGGCCTTACACCATCACGTTCCTGAGCACCGGCGCTTACCCATATACCAATGTGGCGCAACTCACCGGTGATGGTGGCAGCCTGACGGGGGGCACTTCACCTGACGTCGCTATTGCCACCACGGCAGATGGTGTTCCGGCCCGGCCTGTTGCCGGTCCCATCATCGAGGTGGAGAGCGACGGCGTTTGGATTGATTTGAGATAAGCAGATAAAGCAGGCGTCAGGAAATCTGGGACCTGTTTTCGACGAAGGAGAAAACCTATGGCTCTAAGTGCAGATCGCAACACCCCGCAGCGTACCGGAGATCTGTTGAATCTGCCGGCCGCAGCGTCTAAGAAATTTTTTTCCGGCGCTTTGGTCGCGCGGGACGCCAGCGGCAACGCTACGCCCGGCGCCGCCGCCACCACCATCCGAGGAGTGGGCCGCTCCGAAGCCCGGGTGGATAATAGCTCCGGCTCGGCCGGAGATCTGAATGTCCAGATCAAGAAAGGCGTCTTCCGCTGGAAGAACTCAACCTCAACCGACGAGATTACCAATGCGGAGATCGGCGCAGACTGCTACATCGTCGACGATCAGACGGTGGCTAAGACCAATGGCAGCTCCTCGCGCTCGGTGGCTGGCAAAGTATTCTTCGTAGACTCAGACGGCGTCTGGGTGGATATGCGCTTCTAGGTTTTAAGAATCCGATAAGGAGCATTCAATGATTATCAATCAATCTAATCTGCAGGGGCTCTTCCGCAGCTTCCGGACTCTTTTCCAGGAAGCCTTCGCCGGGGCGCCCTCGGTTTACGGGCAAGTGGCCACCACTGTGCCCTCAGCCACCGCCGAGCAGGCCTATGCCTGGCTCGGTAATTTCCCTCGAATGCGCGAATGGCTGGGCGATCGCACCATCCAGAACCTCAAGCAGTACGACTACACCATCCAGAACAAGGATTTTGAGCTCACCATCGGCGTGGAGCGCAACTCCATTGACGATGATCAGTACGGGGTCTATAGCCCCATGTTCCAGGAGATGGGTCGGGCTGTGGCCGCCCATCCGGATGAGCTGGTGTTTGCCCTGCTCAAGGCGGGTTTCGCCACGCTCTGTTATGATGGCCAGTATTTTTTCGATACGGACCACCCGGTCGGCATTGACGTCGTCAGCTCTGTGAGTAATAGCGGCGGCGGATCTGGCAGCCCATGGTTTCTGATCGATTCCAGCCGCGCCATTAAGCCGCTGCTCTTCCAGCAGCGCAAGACCCCGGAATTTGTCGCCATGAACCGGCTCACCGACGACAATGTCTTTTTCCAGAAGCAATTCATTTATGGCGTCGATAGCCGCGACAACGTCGGCTTCTCGCTCTGGCAACTGGCTTATGGATCCAAGCAGACGCTGGATGCCGCCGCCTATGCCGTAGCCCGCGCCGCCATGATGAATGTGACCGACGATGGCGGCAAGCCCCTCGGCATCATGCCGGACCTGCTTGTAGTTGGCCCCGGTCTCGAGTCTGCCGGACGTGCCATCCTGTTAAATGATCGCGATGCTGCCGGCGCCACCAATACCTGGCAGGGAACCGCCAAATTGCTAGTCAGCCCCTGGCTGGCCGCCGCTTAATCAGGTATCAGGTGTGAGGTGTGAGATTCAGTAGCCCGACCGCGAGGGAGGGCTTGGAGGAAACAAATATGGCAAAGAGTAATGATGCAGGTATTCGGGTCCGCGTGACGTCAGTCCCCGAGAAGGGGTTTCGTCGCGCCGGCTTCGGCTTCACCCGCGAAGCCAAAGAAGTGGCGGTGGATGACAAGCAGCTCCTGGCGCTAAAGGCCGAGCCGCTGCTGGTGGTGGAAGAAATAAAGTAATGAGTCACGAGTGATTGAGTTCTCGTCACTCGTCGCTCAGCACTCATCGCTATGCCTTATTGCACCAAAGACGACATTCTCCTGCTGCTTCCGGAGCAGGAGCTCATCCAGCTCGTAGACGATGCTAACAGCGGAACCATCGAAACGGCCGGAGAGGCCAGAATCAATGCAGCTATTGAATACACCAGCGCGCAGATCGATTCTTTCGCCCGGCGCGGCGGCGCTGCCATCCCGCTGGAAGATACGGCGCTGGCTAAGGGACTTAATGTTCAGCTCGCAATCTGTCTGCTCATCAAAGTCAGCCGCAACGTCATTGCCAATGCCCGCGAGCAGATGTGTAAAGAAGCTGTGGCGCTGCTGGAAAGTCTGGCTAACCGCGAGGCTTCGCCGGCTGATTCTGCAACCGACTCGCTATCAGAGGTCCGGGAAGGCACGCGGGTCTTTACGCGCGAGAGCATGAAAAATCTATAAGTGCGAGGTGTGAGGTGTCAGGTGCCAGAAAAACAGTTCTCGTCCTCCTCGCTCTTTCTATTGTCGGAGTTTCTTCTATGAAACGGACCGACGTCGAAAACGGCATCCTCGATTTGATCAAGAACTCGCAACTGGCCTCAGATCTGGGCCGCGCCACCATCGATTTCTATGATGACTCGAAAATCAATGAGCAGTATCAGCTCATGGTTGCCCGGCCGGCGATCCTGGTCTACAGCGGCGATCAGGATTTCGAGAGTGAAGACATTTACGGATATACCTATCTGCAAGACCTGCGCGTGCAGCTCCTCGTCTGCGTAGAAAACTATCGCGGAGCCAAAGAGCGCCGCCAGGGCGACGGCGTAGCGCTGGGAGCTAACGACGTGCTGGACGGCTTGAAAGACGCGCTGCGCGGGCAGAATCCTATTGCGACGGCTTCGACCGGAGCGCGTATTTTTCTTTTGAATGAAGTTGCTGTCCCGGAGGTCGGTCCCGGAGTCACTTTTGTGATGAATCTCAAAGTAACAGACTTCATGCAACCGGCTGGCGTATAGCAAAAGCACAAAGGTCCCCCCTTGAAAAAGGGGGGACTTCAGGGGGGTTCTTGAAGATCAAACTCAAATCCAATATCGGGAAGGTCGAGATCCACACTCAAGGCTACGACGGCGTTTTCGCTCCCGGCCAGATCTATGAAGTGAATGAGGAGATCTACCAGCGCCAGATTCTCGGCACCCGGTTTTTCGAACCTGTTTCTGAGGCCCACAATCCGAAGTCGAAAGCTCCACAAAAAGAGGATGGCAAACCTCTGACGCCCGGCATATAGCACTATGCACCAAACTGAAATCTTCATCGCCGTCAGCACCAAACGCCAGGCAGATTTCCTCACCCCCCTGGCTGATAACGACATTGACAAGATCCTGGTATTCAATTCCCCGGACCTGGGAACACATGATGCTGTCTTCATTACCGATGAGGACAAGCTCGGTAAGGGGCACGATTTTGCCACCGAGGTGCAGATCGAGTCTCTCACCACCCAGCGCACCTTTCAGTTCGACGCCAACTCACTGAATCTGCCCTGGGCGCTGGCATTCGCTCTGGGGTCTGTGGCTACGGTTGAGATTGAGGCCGGCGTGGCCTATTCTCACGTCTTCAAATATTCCGACCCTATCACCACGGCGCGACAGAATCCCGTGACCTCGATCAAAGAGCGGGTCGGCGGCTTCGAGCGGCGCAAGCTTCCTAGTCTGGCTGTAAATACTCTGACACTCTCCGGAGAACTGGAAAAACGGATCCGGCTCGAGCTCGCGATGATCGGCTCCGGGCGTGTTATCTCAGGCGGAGTCACTCCGCCCTCCGGCAGCCCGTTCCTTACCAGTTACTTCATCAACCAGATGCTGAAGCTGGAAATCGGCAATTTCGGAGCCCCGGCAAGTTGCGTGCAGACCATCACGCTCACGGCCGCTACCGGCGGGACGTTTACACTGACCTTCGAGGGCGAGACGACCAGCGCTCTGGCGTTTGACGCCGCCGCTGCAGCCGTTCAGACGGCGCTGCGCGCGCTGGCCGCCATTGGAGCCACCGGCGTGACTGTCTCCGGATCAGCCGGCGGGCCTTACACCGTTACTTTTGCGGGCACGCTGGCCAACAAAGACGTGCAGCTTATCGATGCCAACGGCGCCAGCCTCACCGGCGTTGGCGCAGCCATTGCCGCCGCCATGACGACGGCCGGCAAGTCGGATTATGCCGACGTGGCTGATGCCTGGCATAACTGGTCGCTTTCTATTAATAATAACCTGCAGCCGGATCTCGGATACTATCCCGGCAGCGGCTTCAACGATGCGACGAATCCCATGTCTGGCGCCGTGCGCGGCCGGCTCGAATATGATCGCCGCTCCGCCGCGCTTACGCTCGGCTTGCGGGTGAAGAAAGGCTCGGTGCAGCACGAGCAACTGATTGCAGGCCGTCATTTGAAAGCCCGCATTACCGCCACCGGCGCGCTGGTTCCGGCTACTGCGGCCAGTAACCGCTATTCGTTCATTCTGGATTTTCCGGAGCTGGCCTATAAAGCCGTGAAGGTGGGAACCATTGGCGGAGGCATCCTGCTTTTCAATCTCGATACGCAGCTCTTTTATGATTCATCCAGCGCTGGTCCCTTCTCGGCCACCGTGCAGACCGACGTCCCGACATTCCTGACAACCTAAACCGATGAAACGCGATTCCGGCGGCGCAGCCGCACAGGTAGGAAGCTGGCCCGACCGGCCCAAAGTCATCACTACGAGCTCGAACTCTAAAACTGTCAAGCTCAAGAAAAACTCCATCTACAACCTCCATTGCTATGGCGTCGAATGCTGGTTCGAGTTTGGAGACAGCAGCGTCGCCGCCGAAGTAGATAAGAGCCATCACCTTGAAGAGAACGGCTCGCGGCTGCATACCACAGATGATGAAAACATTTACGTCGCCGCCATCAGCGAATCTGCCGGAAAGTTCCAGGCCGCGCTCATCGAAATCGGCGCTGCTCCGGAATAAGAACTACCCCAAACCCAAAGGATGCCAACCATGAAAACCTTCATCCAACGCCGTTCGGTAATTATTTTTCTTCTTGTTTTTTCGTATCTCGCTTTCGCCTCCTCTGCCCGCGCAGCAACCACTTTGACGGCTAAGCTGTCGTGGACGCCGGTCACCACCAATCTCAATGGGGCGGCCATTACGGGAGTCACTTATAACGTCTACCGCTCCGCAGCCAAAGCTGATGGGACCCAGGACCTGGCGACGCGCGCCAAGCTCAATGCTGCGGCCATCAGCGCTGCCACCTACTCAGATTCCGCGCCGCTGGACGTCACGAAAACCTATTTCTACGACGTCACGGCTGTGAGCTCCGGAGGGGTTGAGGGCGCCCAATCGAACACCGTAAAGCTGGATCCTAAAGACAGCGTGCCCAACGCTCCGGGCGGCGCTACCATCCAGGTCACCGTCACCGTCACTATTCCTTGAAAGGAATCATGAAGCGGCTCCTCTTTATCCTCTGCTCTCTGCTCTCTATTGCGCTTAGAGCCGAGGGTGCCACCTATTACGTCACATCGTCCGGATCCGGCTCGACATGTTCCATCGGGAGCCCTTGCGGGTCCGTTGTTATAGGAATAGGGAAATTGAGCGCTCCAGATGATGCTCTCAATATCGGGGCGGGGACCTTTCTTGAAACCAGCGGCGCAAGCTTTACCGCTGACGGCACCAGCGGCCACCCTATTCTAATTACAGGCGCGGGAGCAGGATCCACCATCTGGAGACGCACCAATTGCGGTGCATCCACCAGCGGCTGCGCTATCCAGTTCACCAATGCCGACTACGTCACGATCTCAGGCATCACTTTTAAAGATTTCAGCGGCAAGACGGTCCTCGACGTCCAGGCCAACACGGGTTTCACCACACATGCCATCAACGTTATCGACTGCGCCGTCGACACTGTGGGTAATCGCGGCGTGCTCGACGGGTCTGATGATTATTCGAAGTTTTACTATACGCACGGCCAGGGAACCATCGCCAATCTCATTCTGACCGGCAACGCCTTTACCGGAGTCTATGGAGCGCCTTTTAAACTCAACAGCGTACATACCGCGCTGGTTGACAGTAACACTTCTACAGCTAATCACGCTTCTCAAGCCGGCAGCGACAATACTTACCAATTCCTCATTCGCGGCCTTGTCCAGCTTGGAACCGGAACAATCGATACAACCGTCACGAACAATATCATCCATGACCTCGTGGTCGACCTCTATGGCGTCGGCTCTGTCTGCGGAGCAGCGCGCAATGCCACCTGCAAATGGAATGGCGGCATGTTCTACCTGGATGCTGGTGCCTCGAACAATATTGTGGAGAAGAATCTGGCCTACGACATCAACACGGCAGATGCAGCGGCTTCCTATACTGGAATCATTTTTGAGAGCGGCTGTAATGGCAACCTGGCTAAAAACAACCGCTTCATCAATCTGGGCGGGAACAATGTTATCGCCATGCAGAATGGCTCTTACAAGACCAATGCCAACAACACCAACACCTTTGACGGCAATGCGACCTATGGCAGTATGTGCAGCTTTTCTGCCATGAACACGACGTCGTATTCAGTGAAGAATAATATCTTCTATACGACTAACACGAGCCGATGGATTGTGGGTGAGAGCAACAAAGCCTCCGGAGGGGTCTATACCAACAACCTCTATTACAATACGCTCGGCTCCGGCAGCAACCAGACCGCCTGGGAGACCGACGGCTCGTCGAATTGCAGTTCTCCTAATTTGAGCTATACCGCCTGGGTGGATGCGAGCCATACAAACTCCGCTGCAACATCTCTGAATGCGGATCCGCTTTATACCAATCCGGGCAGTCATGATGTAACACTCCAGGGCGGATCTCCCGCCGTTGCTGCGGGGGTGGGAGGCGTTGACCTTGGTGCATTTCCCGATACTAATCCCCCCTCCGGCGGCACCATCACAGTTAACTATCCAAACGCCTTAGAGCAGATTTTCACAGGCTCGAGCATCAACATTACCTGGGACATCGTCAATCTCTCCGGGAATGTGAAGATTGAAGCTTCGCATACGTCCGGAGCCGCCTATGGAGAAACCATTGTCTCAAGCATCGCGGCCAGCGCCGGGACCTATGCCTGGACGGTCTCAAATCAGGCAGTGACAGCAGGCTTTAAAGTAAAAATCACAAGTCTTTCCGACCCGTCAGTCTTTGACGAGTCTGACGTTGCCTCAACGATCTATGGGCAGCATGTGGATTGAAATAAAAAAAAGTTTTCTGATTTTCCTGGGTTTGTTGCTTCTTGGCGCTCAATCGTTCGCAGCCATCGGGGTGAATCTTCTCGACAGTGGATCCAACTCAACTAATAGTGGGACCACCGCAAGCGTCTCGATCGGGACAAATACTCTTGTGCTTCTGGCGATCCTCAGCTCTGGAACCACCAATGCGGCCAGCCCGAGCGGACTGGGCTTAACCTGGGTCAGCGTAAAAGCGGACAATTTTGACACAGGGGCAACTCCGACCAGGCGCCTGCAAGTTTTTCGCGGTATGGGTTCGGCAACCAGCGGAACTGTGACGTGGACGATCAGCAGCGCGGATGGGAACGCCTGGAGCATGGTTGAGTTCACCGGCGTCAATACCTCGGGGACGAACGGTTCCGGGGCTATTGTACAGAGTGTCAGCGGCCATCAGAACTCAGGGACGAGCCAGAGCTTGACAATGGCCTCCTTTGGGGATGCGGTGAATAATATGGCTTATGGAGCCTTCGGAATCTCGACCACGGGCGGAATTGCTAACGAGGGCGGCTACACCGAAATGCACGATGTGACCTATACCTCTCCGAATGCCGGGCTCGAAACTGAAAGACTTCTCGGAGAGGACACGACTATTAGCGCCAGTTTTGCGAGCTCAGCCTGCTCCGGAATTGGAATTGAAATTAAGGCGGCAGCCGGCACGATAGTCCCGATTTTAGGAGGCGATGATGATTAGATTTCTCCGTTTTTTGCTCGTATGGTTGTTGTGGGCCGCTGCGCTGAACGCTCAGCAGGTCGCACAGTACAATACAGACACGACAGTCAATATCGAGATCATTGACACGACCACTTCGCCTCCTTCTGGAAAGACGGGGGTTGCAGTGACGGGAATCAGTTGCGATCTCGTGAAGCAGAGCGATACGCTTTCCAGCGCTAAGACTACTTTTACCTGCGCCGCCTCTGGCAGTTCGCACGATTGCGTCGAGATCGCTCACGGCGCCTATGGCGTGGAAATTCCAGCCGCTGACTGGTCGCAAACAGGCAGATGGGATCTGTATTGCCAATGTAGTAGCGGTTTTATCCCCAGCAGGCATATTGAGGTAATCGGTGTCAACAGCTACGACAAGAACGTCACCGGCAACACCACCACGGTGGCCGGGATCTGGGCGGCCCCTACCAGCGGGTTGAGCACCGCGGGCAGCGTCGGGAAATTACTGGTTGACAATGTTGATGGCACCATTTCCGGAGTGCAGGCTGATACGGACGATATCCAGGCCCGCCTTCCTGCAGCGCTGGTGAGCGGCAGGATGGATTCGAGCCCTGGGGCCTATCAGTCCGGCATGACTCCGCTGCAACCCACCGTGGCGGGCCGCACGCTGGATGTCTCGGCGGGCGGAGAAGCTGGCGTCGATTGGGCAAACGTCGGCAGCCCAACTACTACGGTGAACCTCAGTGGCACTTCCACCAAGGCAGTCGAGCCCACCGTGGCGGGCCGCACGCTGGATGTCTCGGCTGGCGGAGAAGCTGGCGTCGATTGGGCAAACGTCGGCAGCCCAACTACTACGGTGAACCTCAGTGGCACTTCCACCAAGGCCGTCGAGCCCACCGTGGCTGGCCGCACGCTGGATG